GAAATCTTAAAATACCTCAATTCGGACTCATATTCAATACGTGAAGTAGAGCGTTAAATAGAAGTAGGGAGATAGCAACCTCCTTTATAAAAGTTCTGTTTTATTCATTAAAACAGGAGCTAAAATGTCCAATTTACCAGTTGATAGAGACTCAAGCTACATGTATAACATGTGGGGAACCGATAAACTAACCACTGATTATGGTTCTCTCAAAAAAACTGATAAAACAAGAGTGATTCAAGAGGTTATGCACGATCTGGCACCACATCATGATCTTAAAAAACAAGTTGAATTACATGAAAAAATTCGTAATGACGAAGACTATGATGATTGGGAATATGGTACTGAACCAGCATATGGTTCTCCCTGGCACTGAATATAAATAAAGCAAGAAAACTCTTGACCAGATGACCGTTCAAAGGATATCTAGATCATTTAAAGATATTAGTTTATCCTTTGAACCTCATCCGGTAACAAAGGATCTAACGATTCTTAAGAATGAAAATGCGATCAAAAGATCCGTAAGAAATTTAATTGAAACCATTCCTACGGAAAGGTTCTTTAATTCACTTTTAGGTTCTGAAGTTCGTTCTAGTTTGTTCGATTTTGTTGACTTTGGCACTGCCTCAGTCATTCAAAACCAAATTAAAATTACTTTAGACAACTTTGAACCAAGAATTGAAAATGTACTGGTGGAAGTAAATCCACGTCCAGATAATAATGAGTTTGAAGTAACAGTAATATTCGATATTATTGGACAAGAGTTTCCAACCCAGGAGTTCACATTTATATTAGAGGCAACCAGATAAAATGCCTTTCACCAAATTTTCTAACTTAGACTTTGATCAGATAAAAACTTCAATCAAAGATTATCTCCGTGCCAACTCTACATTTACGGACTTTGATTTTGAAGGATCAAACTTTTCTGTGTTAATTGATACATTAGCATATAACACTTATATTACGGCATTTAACTCAAACATGATTGTGAATGAATCCTTTTTGGATTCGGCAACTCTTCGTGAAAATGTGGTTTCTCTGGCAAGAAATATTGGTTACGTACCACGCTCTAGAACCGCTTCTAAGGCATCTGTTTATTTCAATGTAGCAACTAACTCAACAAGCCCTACACTCACGTTACAGGCGGGTTTGGTGTGTATTGGAAGTACAAATGATACTTCTTACGTCTTCTCAATACCAGAAAAAATTACAACTTCCATTAAAAATGGAGTCGCATCTTTTGGAACATTTACAAGTCCAATTGACGTGTATCAAGGTACTTTCTTAAGCAAATCATTTGTTGTTGATGGATCATTAAATCAGAAGTTTGTACTTGATAATTCTTTTATTGATGTTTCAACAATTATTGTTTATGTAAAGGGTCCAGCAGACACTGGATTGGGGAGAGAATATCAAAGAGTTGATAATATTTTAAACGTTAAATCAGCATCAGAAATCTATCTGATTCAAGAAGTTCAAGATGAAAAATACGAACTTTTATTTGGTGATGGTATCTTTGGTAAGAAACTAGAAAATGGTACTGTAGTTACCGCAACATATATTGTTACTGATGGAAAAGAAGGCAATGGTCCTTCTGTATTTTCATTCTCTGGTAGTTTTAGAGGATCTTCAGAAGAGATTGTTGTACCAACATCAACACCATCAATTATAACGATTAATGCTGCTTCTAACGGCGGCGATATTGAATCTATTGATTCGATCAAATACTTTGCTCCTAGACTGTATGAAGCACAGTACAGAGCGGTTACAGCGAGAGATTATCAAACAATTATTCAACAAATTTACCCAAATACAGAAACAGTGTCTGTTGTTGGTGGAGAAGAACTAAACCCACCACAGTTTGGGACTGTTTTAATTACAATTAAACCAAAAAATGGAGAATTTGTTTCCGATTTTGACAAGCAACAGATACTCTCAAAACTAAAAAATTACTCTCTTTCTGGAATCAATCAGAGAATACTTGATCTTAAAATTCTTTATGTTGAATTGGATTCTTATGTTTATTATGATCCATCAAAAACAACAAATGTTGATGAATTAAAAACAAGTGTTACCAATGGATTAATAACATATTCCAATTCTCAAGATATTAATAAATTTGGCGGAAGATTTAAGTATAGTAAAGTTTTGAACATTGTTGATGAAATTGATGCATCAATCACATCGAATATTACCACAGTAAAAATTAGACGAAATCTAAAAGCTCTCTTAAATCAGTTTGCTCAATATGAATTATGTTTTGGAAATCAATTCCATGTTAATGAAAAAGGAAGGAATATTAAGAGCACTGGATTTACAATTTCTGGTAATAGTAATATTGTTTACTTTACAGATACTCCAAATAAGGATGCCAATGGCAATTTAGATGGAAGTGGTAAAGGAGTTATATCGATTGTTAAAGAAAATATTGAAGATGGTACGCAAATAGTTGTTGTTAAATCAGCAGGAATAGTCGATTACATAAGTGGAGAAATTAATCTTACAACTATTAATATCACATCTACTGTAAAACCAAATAATGTAGTTGAAATACAAGCATTCCCAGAATCAAATGATGTCATTGGTCTCAAGGATTTGTATTTGAAATTTGACATCTCAAATAGTTCAATAAATATGGTAAAAGATACCATTTCTTCTGGTGAACAAATATCTGGTGTAGGATTTAAGGTTACTTCAAGCTATACAAATGGAGAATTAACAAGAGGATAATATGATCACAACAGGGTTTGAAACAAGGGTAAAAGTTCAGCAAATCATTGAAAATCAACTCCCTGAGTTTATATTATCTGAAAGCCCAAAAGCAGTTGACTTTTTAAAGCAGTATTATATTTCTCAAGAGTATCAAGGCGGTCCTACTGATATTTCGGAAAATCTTGATCAATATTTAAAGGTTGATAATCTAACTCCAGAGATCATTGTTGGATTCACTTCGTTAACAAGTGCCGTTTCATCTTCTGGTACAACTATTTCCGTAAATTCCACAAAGGGATTTCCAGAAAAATATGGTCTATTAAAAATTAATAATGAGGTAATTACATACACAGGACTGACGACAAATACATTCACTGGATGTATTCGTGGATTTAGTGGAATTACAACGTATAGATCAGAAAATAATCCTCAAGAATTAGAATTTTCAACTTCTAGTAGCGATTCACATATTTCGGGAACAAGAGTTGAAAATTTAAGTTCTTTATTCTTAAAAGAATTTTACAATAAATTAAAATATTCTCTAACTCCAGGTCTTGAAAATGTTGATTTTGTATCTAATTTAAATGTAGGTAATTTCATAAAAGAGGCAAGAACTTTTTATGAAGCAAAGGGAACCGAAGAATCGTTTAGAATTCTTTTTAATATTCTATTTGGATCAACTCCAAAAGTAATTGACCTTGAGCAATTTCTTTTAAAACCCTCTTTTGCTAATTTTCTTAGAAGAGAACTAATAGTTATTGAAGCAATTTCTGGTGATCCAAATAAACTTGTTGGTCAAACTATAATCAGATCAAAAGATTCTGAAACAAACGCTTCGGTTTCTGAAGTTGAAATATTCACTCGTACACCAAAGGTAGGATATGCTCAAACCTACTATAAAATAGGTTTGTTTGTTGGTTTTAGCGAAGATGATTTAATTAATGGTACTTTTGAAGTTACTCCAAATACAAAAGTTTTAAAAACAGTTTCTGTCGGATCTTCAATTATTAGTGTTGATTCTACTATTGGATTTGGACAAACTGGAACATTAGTTTCCTCTGGAAATGTAATAACTTATTCCGATAAAAGCATTAATCAATTTTTTGATTGCTTAGGAGTAGATTCACAAATTCCAACAGCTTCGGATGTAAGATCGGATGACATTTATTATGGATATGAGAATGGAGATCTTGATAAAAAAGTAGAGTTTAGAATAACAGGATCGCTATCTTCTTTTGTTCCAACATCGGACATTATTTCTGCCGTAGAAGGAGAAAAAATTTATGTTAAAAATGTTGGAGAGAAAATAAAAAATCCTGCAGGTGATAAAACTTATAAAGAAATATTCTTTAATTCGTGGGTTTATAACACTAGTTCAAGATATGAAATTGAAACTATTTCTGGATCAACTTTTACATTAAAATCCAATATTGATAAAGCGTCATTAAAAGTTGGAGATTTTGTTGATATTTTAGGATCTAATTCTAATAATGTTGTTGTTTCTAGCGCAACAGTATCATCCATCGATCAGAATTTAAAGCAAGTAATTTTAAATAATCTGGGTGGATTTACTCCTGGAGTAGATTTAAGTTATGATTTGATACGAAATAATAATTACGCCTCTAGTTCTGGTGCGGTTATTAATGGTGGAAATGATAAAATTTTATCAGATGTACAAAATTCATACAATGATGCTGATGAATATTTTTACGTTGCTTCAAACTCTTTACCATCATATCAAATTAGTGAAGATGTACTTTACTCACAAATTAATGCTGCTGTAGCTGGATCAACAGTTCAAGGATATGATGCGTCTACAGGAACTTATTCAATAATTTCATTCGGTTCAAATGTTCCATTCATTACGGGTGACAAAGTTTATTACAAACCAGGTGGATCTCCAATTCAAGGATT